TTTTCTTTTACATTTTCTGCTAATTTGTAAAATATAAATCTTCCTTTAAAACCATCTGTCCATACAATATTTCCACTATCATCTTTATAAAACCATCCATTAGAACCGTGATTTCTTACATCATATTCCCAATCTTCAACTTGATTTGAATATGGAGATTGAGAGCCACTATAGCCTATACCATATTCGATGATTTTTGCTAAAGATAATTGTGCAGGATACCTTGCTTTAGTAGTTGGTTTCATATTTTTAGAATTAATATCAATTACACTATTGTTATATACAATAATGCAATCTTCATCATTACTAATTTCATATCCCATACCACTTTGATAATCCTCTTGTATTTTAGGGTCTTCATTTTCTATAGGAAAATTCATTTGGCAAATGTTATCCATTGTTGCTTTTATTTTACCTAACAAAAATTGTTTTAATTCTTCGCTTTCAAGTGCTTTACTAATTCTTAATAACGCATCTTGATATTCAGTCAATTGCGCAGAATTTAATATATCTACTTCATACGTTTTCATTATTTTTCATCTTTTTCTTTATTTAATTTGCTTTCAAATATATTCTTTTTAGGTTCAGGTTTTACTTCTACCCATCCTAATGTAATATAATTTGAATATAATGCAGGTTCTACTTCTTTTACAATAAGTACTCCATCAGCATTTTTCTTTTGCATTTTAATATTATTATTCATAATATCACTCTCCTATCATTGAATTTCTAACTAGTTTTAGAAAATAAATTTTTATACAAGCGTTTTGAGGTCTAACACTATAAATTCTATAATCAGCATTGTCTCCATAATCAACTTCGTTTTCAGATGGAACAGTATCAATATAAACTTTATCGTATTCTTTAAATTTGCCCATATATTTTCTTTTTGGAATGGTCGCAACTCTTATTGCATTTACTAATTGACCAAATTCTTTTCCCTCACTACTTGCATTAACAGGTTGAACATTAAACATATATTTAACAGGTTCATCAAACACTTCTATTTCATTCATACTTGCATCTTGTGTTGTACCAAGTTTTTTGCAAATATAAATTTTACTTTTATAATTAAATATAGGTTCTTTATACATATTAATCACCAACTTCTTCGGTAGGAGTATATTTAGGTATACCAACGTGTGATACTAATTCAGTTGTTAAACTTTTTGATAAACCATCAGTATACTTTGCCCAAGATAAACCGTTTTCGGCATAACTTGTAACACCCATTTTATCGGCTATATTATAAAGTTCTACACTACATCTTAATACCCAGTTATATTTATGTGCTGGAATAGTGTATGATGAATAATCTTCAAAAGGGTATAACTTTGATAGCAAAATATTTCTACTATCTTCTAATAACTGTGTTAATGCTTCATTCCATTTTTCTTGACTTTCAAAGTAATCCTCATCATAAGGTATTCTCTTTTTCAATAATGGCAACAAAGTTGTTAACTCATCATTTGTCATATATATCCCTCTTTTCTATTATTTATTTTCTTTATTTTTTTTGTCTTCTTTTAATTCTTCTTTTTCAGTTTCGTCTTCAACTTTAGGTTGTTCATCTTCTGCAGATTTTTCATCTTCCTTTTCAGGTTCTTTATTATCTGCATTTTCTAATTCTTTAATTATTGATTTTAATTCTTCATTTTCTTTTTTTAGTGCTTCAATTTCAGCATTTTTTTCATCTAATTCAGAACCAACTATATCATTAATTAAATCTTTTCTTTTTGCTTCTTCTATCATATAAGAAATGTTTAATTTTGCATACATTTCATCATAAGTAAATACTGCTTTACCTTTTGTATCTATTGTTTCTTCTTTATCTACAATCATTTTACCTGTCTTGTCGAAGTTGGTAAAATAACCAACTTCGCCATCAACAAGGTATGCTTTTCCGTCTTCAATTATATACATTTAATATTTCCTATCCGTTTGATACTAATTTAGCAAGATATATATTCTTTGGTTGATATACAATAGACCAGTTAGCAGTTGCAGTGATTTGTGCATCTGTTGGAGATACAGGTAGATTAGCCATTTCAAAACTAAATCCATAAGGTAAGATAGTTTCTCTAAATCTAGTTACTAAGCAATCCATACCACCATTCTTAGTTTGATTTCTGAATTGTTCAGATGGATGGTCAACAGATGCTTTTGCATAACCAATTGTTCCTCTACCAAAGCAATATGTAGTATATTCCATTACACCAGAAGTTGCGTTTACTGAATGAGGTACTTCATCGCAAACTAATACTAACATATTTCCACTTCTACCAACTTTAACATCTCTTTCTTGTCCATTTGCATCATTGTATTTGAAATATTCTAATACATTGAATTGAGATAATCTGTTAGCAACAACTGAGTGCATAATTGCTAAAGCATAATCATCAGCAGCATCTCCGTTTGCTTTAACTGCTAAATCTCTTAATGAAGTTAAAGATATTTTGTTTGCGTCAGTAACTGTAGAAGTTGCTGATGCAATATTTGAAATGTGTTTAGTAGCAAATTCATTAGCATAAGAACCAGCAGCACCAGTAATTCCGAAGATTGCTTCTAAAATTCCAATTAATAATGCTTGTCTTTTCTTTGCTTCCCATTTTTGAATTCTATTTAGGATGTTTCTCATTGGGTCAGCACTTGAGAAATCAGCAACGAAGTCTCTATCAGTCCATCCTTTTGCTCTACCCCAAACTACTCCGTGCATTTGTCCAGCAGCATCTACTTCATCTAAAGTAATGTCTGTATTTCCATCGTAGTTTACATAATTACCATCAATATCTGTATAGAATGGTAATGTATAAAAATTTCCACCACCAGAAATCATTCTAGCGATTTCACTGTCTTCAACCATTACACCACTTTCAATTAATACAGTAGATGTAGGGTCTTTTTCACTTGTGTATGCTCTGTTAAAGATTTCTTCATCATAGAAATAACCTAATCCTGTAACAGAACTATTAATTTTCTTTGCCATAATTTAATTCTTTCCTTTCTTCTTAATTGTTAAATAAATTTTCATATTCTTCTTCATTATTTCTCTTCCATTGAACTTGTTGAGATAATGTCATTTTTTGGAACTTTTCAACTGTCATAACATCATTTTCTTGAGGTATGTTAGTTGGATTTGGCTTAATATCTAAATTTGCAATGTTTTCTTTAGTTTGTTTAATAGTTATTTCTCTTAGGCTATCAAATTTATTTTTTAATAGCATAGCATTATTAACTGTAGCACTCTCGTCTTCGCTTACTAAAGTTTCGATTAATTGGTCATCTACATCTAAACCAGCAAGAATTTCTTTTGCTTTTGCAGTATTGTAAATTTTTTTAGCATTTGCTAAATACTTTTCTGTTTCTGCTTTTTCAGAAGCAAGTCTTTCTTGTTCAGACATATTTGCTTTATTAATTTCGTCCAATTGTCTTTGCAATTCTAAATTTTGATTAACAAGGTCTTGCTTTGCTTGTACTTCATTTTTTAATAATTTGTTTTCACTATTAATACTATGAAATGTATTAAGTAAATCAGTTACTTGTTCCTCAGTGTAGCCTTTCGCTAAAAGTTCTTCTCTTTTCATATATATCACTCTCCTTATACAGTAAGTATTTTACAGCCCTTACCAAGCCTTAAAGAGAATTTCAATAACATTTGAAAAATCAAATGTTAAAGCCTAATTGGCATACCGACTAGGATTTGAACCCAGATTAATGGTTTTGGAGACCATTGTGCTTACCATTACACTATCGATACATAAAAGGGAAATGGGGCGAGGGGAATGGAGTTGCACCATCCTAAGTCTGTTCCCTCGATGAGTAAGGGCTTTTTATTGCCCTTGTAAATTCATTTGTTCAGCGTTATTTGCTGCTTTATTTTGTTCATTTGCTTTGTCAACTTCTTTTGTGAAATCTGAGTTACCATTTTCAAGACCTGCGTTAGTTTGTTTTCCTTGTAATTGACTAACTTGTTTACCAAATAATTTTTCTTGCATTTGAGTAACTGCGTGAGGGTCACTAAATAAGTTAACAATTGAGTTTGCAAATTCTCTTGGAATATCAGCATTATATAGATTTAATAATCCTTGTGTCTTAACTAATAAGTTGTCGCTCATATCTCTTTGGAATTTACTATCTATTTCGCTAATTTTTAAATCTTTAATATTACTATTTGGAGTATTTTTACATACATTTAAAATAACTCTTAAAGAATTAAAATCACATCTAGCAAACATTGTTTCATCGCCTTCAATACGAATTCCTGCACTTGTGTATCCTTGTCCTGTTAGTTTTGCTTTTCCAGTATCTCCTGTGCTTTCAACACCATATTCGCTTGATACAGGAATACCTAGTATTTGATGTAAGGCATTTAATACTCTTGTATAATCAATTTGAGTGTTTGCTGAGTTTGGAGTTCCTTGTAATAATTCAACACTTGCTTTTTTATTTTCGTCTGAATTAATACTTACTGCTCCAAGTTCTTTTACTTGGTCTAATTCTTCACCACTTACTTGAGCATTTATAAATACCAAAATTGCATTTACAAATTGTTCTAAATCGTCAGCGTTTAAACTTTCAATATTATTTATTTGATTAAATAAATCTTTACCTATTTCAATAAGCGAAATTCTTTTTCTATTTACATAATATTCATTAATAACGTGTTCGTTATATAAAATTGGAATTGGTTCTCCAACTCTTTTAAATTCACCACTTTGATTGCTGTATACTAATTGCATATTTCTTAAATAAACTGTAATTTCCATATAATTGTGTTTATTATAAATAACTACACCTTTTTCATTTTCAGAAGGTATTAATTCTTCCATATCTGTAACAATATAAGATAATAATTGTTCTCTTCTCATACTACTTGAATAAACTACTTCTGTATCTTCTACAGGGCAATTTATAATTTCAAATGGGGCTTCATCAGGTGGATTTTTTTGGTCTTTATTTGTATATCTAAACGCTCTACCACATACTAATACATCTTCATAGGCTTCCATATCTTTTGCTTTTTTATCTTCATATTTTAGATATTTATTTAATTGAGATATTTCTTCATTTTCTCCATCATCTAAACTTACATATTGTATTGGTTTTCCTAATAGAAAAGTCTTTTTGAAATCTACACAAGCATAAGCCCAGTTTTCAACGATAATATTATTGATTTCCTCTCTTGTATGCTTTTCTTTGTATTTAATATCTTGGTCTCCGTTATAATATGCTTTTAAATATAAAGTTTCTATACGATTTTTATTATGAAGTGGTAATGAATTATTTAAAATTTTTATGATAATTTCATCTAACTTATTTTGATTTGCTTCAGCATCAAGTATTTCTTTTTCTGTATAATTTGCTAATAATGTAGTTCTACCATAAGTTTTCATTAAATCATCTACCTTTACACTGCAATTATAATATACAATGTAAACTGTTGTCAAATTTTTGTAAATTAAATGTAAAAAAGACCTAAAAAGGTCTTTTAAATATAGTTATTTTTTGCTTTGGTATACCATCATATATAAATTCTTTTGCTGCTAATGCTAAACTATCTGGAGCATCATCGTGTTGATTTCTTCCTGTAGAGTTATATAAAGTAAAATTATTCATAAATTGACCCATTTCGCTCTTTATTGGAAATTTATCACGTGCAGGAAATACCATTCGTTTTTGAATTTGATATGATTGGTCTGTAATTCTTTCTGCTTTGTTTTCACTGTTGTATTTTTCTTTTATTTCACAATAAAATATACCGTGTTCTGCCAATATTCTTTCAATGTTATATTTTAATTCACTTGTTACATTACTTTCTATTACTAGATGTATTATGTGATGCTCTATTATTTTGTTGCATATATCCTCATATAAATCTTTTGTCGCTTTTTGAGTAAATATACAATCTTTTAAATAAAACATCGACATATCACCTTCATATATTTTTTGAAATATAGGCATTGAAAAGTAATCTCGTCCACTTTTTCTTGTAGCATCTATTACTGCATAACTTTCATCACTATCAGTTTTAGGATAATTAACGTATGTTTTAATTCTGTTGTAACTAAATAGCAATGCTTCTGGGTCTGTTGGTTTTTGTTGAAAGTTAGTTTCAAACAAGTAATCTGGCATATTTCTACGCTCTTGCTCTATTTGCTCTGTAGTTCTTAATTCTGGGCAAGTAGATAAACCTGTTTCGTAATCTAATGCAGGTACTTGAACTATAGCAATACTTTCATCTTCATTAACCCAAGTAAAAGGATATACAGGATGAGGGTGAAAAACATTTTCTTTTTTTGCTGTTTCTATTAATAATGCAATAAAATCACCACTAGCCCATAATGTACCAGTAACAACACATTTTGGTTCTTTATTTTGAACAAATCTTTTTCTCCATACTGTTAAAAACTTATTAAAATAATATTCATTTAAGTTTTGGTTCATTGCTTCTTGATAATCAGCGTATAAGTCATCAATGTGTATTCTTTGACTAGCACGTGTACCTACTACGTTTGAATTAGTAGTACTAGCAACATAAGATGAATTTAACCTACATTGCTTTAATTTCCAGTTGCCATCTGTTTCTTTTAAAAAGAAATCTTTATCTTCTGATGTCCATTTCATATCCGTAAACACTTCTGAAAACCATTCACTTTTTATTTCG